GTGGCTATTTTATTTGGCACTAAAGTATTAAAATTGATTTGTATGGCCCTAGCATGGCCCACAGTAAACGCAAGTATCAAACTGACACAATACCATTACCGCCGTCCCGTTCGTTCGCTGTGGCTCATGCTAGCGGCATAAAATCAGGCATAGAAGGAATCACAGTATGTTGGACCTAGCATTTAGCACGAAACTATTAAGGCAAGCTCGCGGACTATCACAGTATCAGCTTGCCAGTAGGATGCACTGCAATCGCGCCATGATTGCCAAGATCGAATGCAGGACCGTATGCCCTACCATTGCGACCGTCGAGAGACTAGCACGTGCATTGCAGGTTCGCCCGGATATATTAATTCTAATATCTTGTGCAATGCCGGAATCGTAAAAGTGTCCATTTCCGAAAAGTGGACAGGTGAAAAACCAGAGGAAAGCAGGTATCAAAATAAGATGGTTGTACATGGTACCTCAAATGGTTGTACAGGGGGTCGGGATTAGACAATTTTGGAAAACGGTTGTACAGAGAGCCTAGAAAGGAATTTGAAATGAAAGCAGATATGATTCATTGGATCGGATCAATCCTGTTAAAAGTTACAGGGTATAACGGATTACAACGTCCATTTAATTTTGTTGTTAACATAGTTTCAGGATGGAATGAAACTACCCATTCTTGGATGGAACGTAATCATGCTTGTTGTTCCCGTCACGGTTATAAACGTGATTTCAACAAACATGGCTTGTAATTCACTTGACAAGTTTTCGGAAGTATGAAACAATCAAAACGAAGGGAGAATTAAACAATGAATACACTTGCATTAGAAGGTTTGTTAATCTCACTTGCTGGCATACTGATGTTTGCAATGTGGTTTCGTGCCGCACACCAGCGAGACAAAGCCAAGCGTGAATTGAAAGCAGCCAATGGCTACCTTGCTGCATATCGTGAGGCTTACTGCCGTATGGTAGCAAAACTTAACACTGTAGATTCAATTGGTGAGTGATGCTGACACCATATCCATATCAGGAAGATGCAATTCAAAGCATCTTTGACTATTACCTAGCCGGTACAAACGGCATGGGTAATCCCGTCATCGCAATGCCGACGGCCACTGGAAAGAGTCTAGTGATTGCTGAGTTCATTCACCGCACTTTCAAACAGTGGCCGTTGCAGCGAGTGATCGTAGCAACACACGTCAAGGAACTGATTAAACAGAATGCCAGCAAGTTGCTAGGACAGTGGCCCACTGCTCCGATGGGTATCTATTCCAGTGGATTGAATCAATGCGATACTATGCACCCTATTATATATGGTGGTGTGGCTTCGATGGTCAAGTGTCCTGAGAGATTCGGGCACCGTGATCTGTTTCTAGTTGACGAAGCACACTTAATCGGACCTGATGATGAAACCATGTATCAGAAGTTAATTACTGCATTGCGCGTAATCAATCCGCACATGAAAGTGATTGGCTTCACCGCAACACCTTGGCGTAGTGGATACGGTTTAATCACAGACGGTAAATTGTTTGACGATTTCTGCTACAACATCTGCAACATGGAGAGCTACAACAAACTTATTCAAGATGGATACCTTGCGCTGCTAATCCCCAAGAAAACCGGAATTGAATTGGACGTGACAGGAGTAGGAACAGCTAACGGTGACTATGCTAAGAATGAATTGCAAGCCGCCGTTGACAAGCACGATGTAACCTATCAAGCCTGTCTGGAATCAGTGCAACAAGGTGCTGATCGCATTAGCTGGTTATGCTTCGCCAGCGGAATTAAACACGCGGAGCACATCACTGAATGCCTACAGACTATGGGCATTGATGCCGCCTATGTTCATAGCAAGATGCCACAAGATTTAGCCGATGAAAACATACAAGAATTTAGAGAAGGTAAGATTCGCTGCTTAGTTAATTATGGCAAGCTGACTACCGGCTTTGACCATCCACCAATTGATTTAATTATCATGTTGCGTCCAACGCAGTCTGCCGTTCTGTGGGTACAAATGTTGGGACGTGGCGGACGGCCATCGGTAGCAACACGCAAAGAGAATTGTTTAGTTCTAGACTTCGCAAAGAACACAGCTAGGTTAGGTCCGGTCAATGATCCTATCATTCCGCACAAACGAGTAAAGGGACAACAGCCCGGAGTAGCACCTATCAAAATCTGCCCTAAGTGTGGAACCTATAATCATGCTAGGGCACCAATCTGTATAGGCTGTGGCGCGAAGTTTGATATGAGTCCCAAGCTATACAAAGAGGCATCTACCGATGAACTGGTACGCTTTGAACCGGAATCTATAGTTGATTGGGTACCAGTTCAACAGGTGATCTATAATATGCACCAGAAAAAAGGATCACCGCCGATGATCAAGGTCACATACATTTGTGGCTTGCGTATGCATAACGAATGGCTATGCTTTGATCATACCGGCTTTGCTAAGAAGAAAGCGGCTGAGTGGTGGTTAAAGCATTACGGTGGTACAATCCCACAGAGCACAGACGAAGCTTTGAAGTCTATAGGTAAGTTGCCTTGGCCTAAGAAGATTCGTATCTGGCACAACAAGAAATACCCGGAAGTCATGGGTTTTGAGTTTTGAAGGGGGAGATTAAACAAATGACAGAAGAAGAAGCAAAACAATGGTTGGAATCACTTCGCGGCGAGTCTATTGACAGTGACGTTATCGCCGTAATTTCACGCAAATTTGGAAAAGAAACACAACGTATCTTAAATGCAGTTGAATTTTTTGATACTAGCTTTGGCATGGCCGGACGTGCTATTAGCTTTGTCAACAAATATCAGAATAAGAAGGTATGAAAAATCAACAACAACTATTTGTGTATGATTACATGCACGAAACAGAGCCTAACCCATTCAACGTGCAAGAGCGTGTTTGGAAAGGGTGTGTCATACTGAGGATCACAACCTTTTCAGGCAGTGTAAGGTTGAATGGTATCAGGTCTGTGGATCGTGGCCGGGGTAATGCTGGCATGGCTCTGCAATGGCTCTGTGACCTTGCAATGAAGTATAATGTGACGTTGACACTCTATGTCCGGCCATTTGGTGATCAGCGTCCTAGACTCAGCGTATGGCAACTGTATTCATGGTACAAGCGTTATGGTTTTGTGCCGAATCCAAACTACACCAGCAAACGTGAAATGATCTTGAAAGGAAAACAAGATGAAAGTCACAATTAGTTTATTCAGCAAGGGGCAGGAACATGCCTACAAATATGAGTTAGAACTTGAGGATGGGCAAGAGTTACCCGTCGTTGTATCACCGTCTAAAGATGTTAACAGGGTGTTTATTCAAGGTGTCAATACTTATGGCTATCAAGGTGCTGATACTGAATATCACGAAGCCACCTATGACTTCTGTATGAGAGTCCATGAAGCTCCGGACGTGGATCGTATTAAAGAAGCAGAATTGAAGCTCGTTGACGTGCCTACTTGGACACCACCGGAAGAATAAGGGTTGTACATGGTACCTAAGTTGTACATGGTACCATTTTATTTGGGCCGTAATATAAATAGTAAAGTGGGATGAAGATCATTTGTCTTACAAGGATTTGGTGTATGATCTTCTAATGAAAGGTAGCGAACCAAACCAATATAACGTACTTCTGCTCCTGCTTGATCAAGGATCACAATGGGCCTCATTGCAAAAATGGGAAGTATAATCACGCATAATTTCCCCTTTTTCTGCTGTTCAATAGCTTTTCTGATCCAAGGTGTTACTCCCCCTGTGAACGGCGGATTTACCCAATTACGTTCACCCCATTCTACGGTTAATCCGTCAAATCCTTCCGGTCTAGGACTAGGACAGGGATCAAAATCAAAGTTAAATTCAGCATGTAATGGATTGATTATTTCTGGCGGAATATACCAGTAATGTTTATTATGTGTACAGTCGGGCTTACATTTCATGTTAAGTGACCTTAAAGGACATTCGATTTCAAAAAGCGCATGGGGTCCACAACAAGATAACCTTTGCTTGTCTTGTTGTATGCCTTGTACATGCTCGCTTGATTTACTTCCCTAATGGAACCTTCATTGACTAAAGATTGCAACGCACGATTGATTGCATTCGACGCGCCTATATGATCATTCTTAAATGCATTCTTAGCTAGCAATCGCCGCTGAATATAGGCCGTTTCTATAACTCTGTCTGTATGCATTTGCTCAACGATCCTATACTTGCCCATGTGAGTAAAAGGCTTAGAAATATAATCTTTAATTATATAAGCCACATCTGCCAATTGATGAATCTCGTTCGTGTCACGTCCAATCCCGCCCGCTTCAAACTTAGCTAGTACATTAAGAATATCGCGCTCTACTAATGTTGTGGCCCATTCCGCACATTCAAGCGAAATAACAGGTACACTAGAATTGATTCCAATTGCTATAAGCGCGGCAAGTTTGAGAGATTTAATATGGGCACGATTCCATAGTTCCCTAGCAATTACCTGATCAGAACTGTTGATTAAGTCAGTAGTTGACAGTTCAAATTTATCTAAGAATACTTCGGCTTCGGGCGAACACAGAATTTCATGTACATTGGCCGTTGATCCTAGAGCTAGTGTCTGCATCAACAATTGTGTTAGACGCGCTAATAGATCAGGTGATGGTGTTACAGCCCCATGCTGTTTATTCAATGGCGGACGCGGACCTAGATACTCAATACACAAGAATCGTGGCAGTAATCCTTGAGCAATCATAGTTTCATCAATACCGGCATAGTATGCTTCAGGAGTAGATTCACCTAACAAGGTAAACGCTGGTGATTTAATTTCTTTTGTATTGTTATTCTGATCGCTATATATTGTAGGTTGTACTGTATCAGTTGCTCCTGATTTATTATAGAGTTCTAATAGCTTACGTCTAAGTTGCTGTTGCGGTAAGTTAGCTGATGGGGAACAAATTTGTTGCATTAACAAACCAAATTCGCCAACCACTGATACAAAACAAGGTTGTTTATTCAGTTGTTTAATTAGGGCAATACCTGATGCAATTTCTGCCGGACCTATAAAATCCATAATCGCCGGGATACTTGGTCGCAACGCTTTAACAAGCTTATCAATACCCGCTGCCATAGCTTCTTTTCCAATACCAGTTTTAGCTAGGACTAGCACGTATTGATTCAAGCCTGTCTTAGATACATTATAGGCTCTCCCACAAATACCGGCCATAAAACCTATGCCAGCAGCAAGAGCAACTTCTTTGACAGGACGTGGTGCCGATGCATAAATGAATTGAACAATATCGCCTAATAAGCCGGGGGGTACGGTCCAATCATAATTCGGATCAGGAAGGCTTTGAAACAAGGGACCGGCGAAAGGATTGTTAACTTGAAGTTCACTTTTGATTTTGGCAACCATACTTTCTAAATCTACTGCCGGGGGTAGGTTGTCAAAGCTGCGTTTAATCATGTTATCTACATACGTTTTAACTCGTTTCCTAGATTTATCCCGCTGACCTAAAGCAGACGTTAGGAACAAACGTCTAATCTGATCTATATTACGTGAATAGAAGCCTAAGATATTGATGAGAGCAAAATCAGCTTCAGACTGTGACTTATAATAAATGTTCCAATCACCCCGCCATAATGCTGCAAATTTATCTCCATTTTCTGCTCTCCAAGCTTGATAATAAATTTCATCATCAGCATATTGTTGTGGTTGACTAGCAATGTCAAGCTTAGACTTATTGCTACCTAGTTCTTCCCACAACGTTTCGAGTATAGATTGACGATCAGCAATAGGTTTTTCGTGGTAAGTATTGCCTGTCATAGTCATATAACGAGAGCTAGAATAGACTTCAACACAGCTACGTCGCCTACCTTCAGGTACGTTACCTTTAATGATTATATGTAATCCTCTGCCAGAAGGTGATACTTCGCTGTAGCTGTCAAATGATTCTTCAATCTTAACCTGTATATCAATAATAGACTGATCCCCTTTAGGATCGTCCAAGTCTATAAATGTATATGGATCAGTGGTGCTGAGAACAAAACCTAAACCTGTGTGTTGACCAAAAGAAAGTGCGGTAACTGCGGTAGGATAGTCAGACCATGTTCGCGGATCATTCACACTGGCAAGTTGCCCGGTGATTGGCGAATAAGGTAACTTAGTAGGCCGGTTATCTGTTGTTAGAGCACTACGCCACAGTACCCATTGTGGGTATGCCATCAATTCTTGTGGAATCATCACGCGACTTGATTAGGTTCGTATTGTTTAAGAGCTAGTTGTATTGCATGATTTATTGCTGATGTTTTGGACACTTTGGTTAGATTCAACCTAGTTTCCATTATACGCTGAAGTGACTTCAAAGCATTATCATCTTCAGGCTTAAATGAGATTCTTTGATTACGAAATTTTTGCTTCGGTGCCATAGGAATGAAGATAGATCAGGGGTCTAAAATCTGTCAAGCAAAAAGTTTTATTTTGTGCTTGACAAGCTTGGAACTGCTTTGCTAGGGTACTTTTATGGCAAAGAGCACAGTCAAGCCGTTCCCATCTGAAGCACAAGCACTATTAAATGAGTGGTATAAAGCTAAAGAAGAATTAGCTAGGTGGAAGCCTGTCGAATGGGAGCGACGTTCACAGTTAATTCGTGCTATAGCAATGCCCACCAAATTAGAAGGTGTGGAAACATTTGATCTAAACGCTTGGAAGCTAAAGGTCAATCATAAGATGAATTATAGTATGACGAATGCTCAAGGTGAAACAGAACAGTTAGGAGCAGCGTTACATACTATTGACCCATCATTACCTATTCAGTTATATAAGTGGGTACCTGAAATATCTCTTACAGCCTACCGCAAAACTTTACTCCCACTTTTAGCCACAAATGCTCACCTGAAAGAATTATCCGCTGCTGCAATCATTATTAAGCCCGGTGCCCCGGAAATTGAATTGATCCCACCAGAGGAATCAACCAATGAAACAACTTAGGATAACAATCAATGTGTTGGACGAATCAAAGTCTGACGGTACAGAATTGCTAACTTGTCACACACAGCATATTGAAATTCCTGATGACGGTACACCACAGCATAATAGTTTTATTGTTGAAACAGTAATGGAACCAAAGCGTAAGGTGTTGTTTTGCACTGTCAAAGAAGTTCTGCCGGGAGTGAAAGTAGAGTTCTAATGATTCAAATTCAATCTTCAGCTAATGTTGGTTTTGACGGCATCAAATGTTTGGTATATGGCAAAAGTGGAGTTGGTAAGACTCCGTTATGTGCCACAGCACCAGCACCTATCATCTTTAGTGCTGAAAAAGGTTTACTGTCAGTTAAGCGTAATAATCCGCCGGTACCTTGGGTTGATATTGGTAACTATAGTGCTTTAACGGAAGCTTGCTGTTGGTTACAGTCATCATACGAAGCTCGTCAGTTTTATACTCCATGCCTTGATAGCCTCAGTGAAATATGCGAAGTATTACTAACTGAGGAAATGAAAAAGAACAAGGATGGACGAAAAGCCTATGGAAATATGTTGCTTGAAGGTATCAGGTTAGTTAAATGGTTTCGTGATCTACCGGGCCGTTCTGTCGTACTTGTTGCAAAAGAGGAATGGATTAAAGATGAATCAACAGGCATGATGCTTTATCAACCTATGATGCCCGGATCAAAACTTGGTAATCAGTTGCCTTATTTCTTTGATGAAACATTAAGAATGACTTCTGGCCGTGACGTTAACGGACAAGAATGGAGAGGATTATACACCAAACTTAGCACACAATGGGTTGCGCGTGATCGAAGCGGGTTACTCGCTGAAATGGAGTACCCAAACCTAACGTCAGTATTTAGCAAAATCTTAGGAGTGTGAAGTTATGCAATTTCCACAACCGTTTGACGCAAGAGCAGTAGAACCGAGTTTTGGTATTTCACTTGTACCTGCTGGTGATTATCCAGTGTACATTGAGTCATCTGAAAGTAAAGCAACATCGGCAGGTGACGGTGGAATGCTAGTGCTTTGGTTAGTAGTTATGCCACAGCATCCAAACAAGGGCCACAAATTCATGTGGAATCTGAATTTGTTTAACAAGAATCAGCAAACTGTTGAAATTGCCTACAAACAGTTGTCTGGTTTGTGCCATGTATTACAAGTATTCAATCTTCAGGCATCAGAACAGCTACATAACATTCCGTTTATTGCTACCGTGAACAATGACGGATCATACAACAATGTCAAGGCTGTAAAAGATATCAACGGCAATTTGCCCGGTAAGGGAGTGGCACCAGCAGGACCGCCGCAACCACCAGCAGCCCCGGCATGGGGCGGGGGAGCACCGGCACCAGCAACAGCGCCTAGTTGGGGTCCACCAGCACCGGGAGCACCGACTTATGCACCGCCGCAAGCAGCCCCGCCCACAGCAGCAGCCCCTTGGGGAGCACCGGCACCGGCAGCAGCCCCACCAACAGCCCCACCAGCAGGAGCGGCACCGCCTTGGGGTCCACCAGCAGCACCAACATGGCAACCACCTAAATAAGCAGGTTGTACAGGGGGTACCGTTGTATTCCCTGTACGTTTTATAAACCGCTTCTAAGAGCCAATGAAAAGGCTGTTCGACGTTACGGGATCGGAAGATCAGATAGGTTCTTATCTCCCATAGACCGTAGTGCATAGCAAGTAAAAAGCGATGACTAGGAGCGGTTTATAAAATGAGTTGTAACTATAAAAAACAGGTTATACGTATCTATCCTAATGCCATAATTGAAATTAGATTTATTGGACTTGAAAAACAGTATCGGGTAAAAGATTGGACGATTGATAACCAATATCTCAGCCGATGGTATCAACGTGGACGTGATGCATGGAAAGAAGCAGCATTACAAATTAAAAACGAAAATGCTTATAAAGCATTTTATAAATAAATGACTAAGCCATACACACCCCCGCCTATCAATCCTACTTTGACGTTTGATCTTTATAACAGAGCAGGACGTGATGACATTGCTACACAGATTAAGAAGGATGTTGATTCTTACTGTCAACAAACATTATTAGATGAACGGCGGACTCATTTAGGTATTTCTGAAATAGGGCATAGCTGTGCTAGATATGTTTGGTATAAGTTTCGTTGGATGGTTCAAGAGAAATTTGATGGACGCATGGCTAGATTATTCCAACGTGGTGACATATTTGAAAAGATAGCTATTGGAATTTTAACCGGCATAGGTTTTGAAATTGAATCACACACTATTGATGGAGAACAAATTCATGTCGCAAGAAGCATCGGCGGACATTATGGTGGCTCTATTGACAGTAACACTAGGTTGCCTATTCGTTATGGTAGCTTTTCTGAGCGATTACTTGTCGAATTTAAAACTGCAAACGCGAATTGGTATGGACGTATCAGTTCGCAAGGATTTATTAAAGGTAAGCCGCATCATTGGGCGCAAGCTTGTAGTTATGGGCGTAAGCTTGATTTACATTATATTCTCTATATATGCGAAGATAAAAATGATGATGATTGGGACATTGAATTGGAAGAATTGGATTGGGAATTTGCAGAAGAACAAGAACGAAAAGCAGAGTTCATAATCCTATCTAATGTTCCGCCACGTCGCCTATCAGAAAATCCATCATATTATGAATGTAGGTTTTGTCCTGCACAAACTATTTGTCATTTCAGTGCAGCACCAGATAAGAATTGCCGTAGTTGTCAGTATGCACAGCCGGTTGATGGTGAACAATGGTTCTGCAATCACTATCAACAAAACATACCAGCCGATTTTATAGCGAAAGGATGTGAACAATGGATAAGCCTACCAAGTTAGAATTACTCAAAACAAACTTATACATCGTAACATTTGCACGTATCCATGAATATACCTTTCAAGTTATGGCATCAGCACCAATGGATGCTATTAAACGCGCAGTAGCTGAATTGAAAGAAGAAAAGCCAGATCAAGGTTGGACGGAAGATGATCTAAAAAGCTTCATTACACAAGCAACTCAAATATTGGTAGCATAAATGCCACGCGGACGTAAGAAAAAAGACGTAGTAACTAAACCGTTCCTTGACGCACTACGTTTCATCGCCTGTGCCCAACGTCACAAGGGCAATGACGGTCAAACGCACTGTGTTTTAGGTGGATGGACCGCCACGGCTTTTGACGGTATTTTAGGTGCGGGAATCATAATCAACAATGATCTTGTTGCCTGTCCTGAAACTCTGAATCTGATTCTGGCAATGGACCGTTGCGGAGAGGATTACAGCCTCACGCAAATACCCCCTGCAAGCCTTCTGGTGCGCTCTGGCGACTTCCAAGCCTCTATCCCTTGTCTCAAGCCGGGATCGCTTGTCTCAGCGCAGCCCGACGCAGCTACGCTTGCTGTGGGAACAGCCGTCACAGACGCTTTGCGAATCGTTGCCCCACTCGCCGGGGATAAGGCGGAACACGTCTTGACGGCCAGTATTCAGCTTGGACCGGGGAGTGCGATCGCCACGGATCGAACAGTCATTTTAGAAGCTTGGCATGGTTATACTCTGCCCACAGTTGTACTCCCAAAGGCAGGAGTTGCCGCCGTATTGAAATGTGGCAAGGAACTGGTAGCAGTTGGGTATGGTGAACAATCCATGACGTTTCATTTTAGCGATCAAAGTTGGATCAAAACGCAGTTGTACAAAGAAGCATGGCCGATGGGAGTAACAAACTATCTTGACGGTAGTGAGAGCAGTATTGAATTTCCAGCAGACCTGTTACCTGCATTGAAATGTATAGCACCGTTCTGCAAAGATGGTACGGTACTGTGTAACGGAAACAAGGTTGAAGCAAATGATGATACTGCTGAAACCAAAACAATTTCACAGTTCATGCAACCACGTATTTATAACATAAAAGCACTGATGGACGTTTGTAAGATAGCTACTCACTATTCAGCAACGTTGCATGATCGTACTATGTTCATAGGTGACAAATTTCGTGGTTGTATCCAGCATCAAGTATTCAACAAGTACAGTAAAGAAGATTGTCAATCGTGTCGCGACGGTGGATGTTGTGACGGCAAACCTTGTTGTGGAAACTGCATACCCTTCTAATGCCTACCATTGGATCACTGTTTACTGGAATAGGCGGCATTGATTTGGGATTTCAACAAGCTGGTTTTACTATTGAATGGCAAGTTGAAATTGACCCTTTTTGTAATCATATTTTGGAAAAACGTTGGCCTAACACTTTGCGGATTAAGGATATTAGACAAGCAATAAATTTGAAACCTGTTAATTGTCTAGTAGGGGGTTTTCCTTGTCAAGATGTTAGTACAGCGGGAAAGAGATTAGGTTTAAGTGGCAATCGTACATCATTATGGTCAGAAATGGCACGAATTATTAGTGAGCTTAGACCTAAATGTATCTTTATTGAAAATGTCAGTACCATTAGAAATAAAGATACAGACGTATTCGAGAAAGTATTATGGGACTTGGCCGCGCTCCGGTATGATGCAGAATGGCATTGTGTTTCAGCTTCCTATCTTAGCGCCCCTCATACGAGAGATAGAATCTGGATCGTGGCTACCGACACCTTGCGCTGCTTATGCAGCACCAAACAAGAATGCCAATGCACAAAAATGGGGTGGTTACAATTCGCTTTGGCAAATGGCAAAATATGGGAAATGGCCCGACAATTGTGTGGATCATGGGGTATTGAATCCACAATTCCTAGAGCTATTGATGGGTTATCCGTTGAATTGGACAGATTCAAAGTATTAGGTAATGCAGTTATTCCAGCTATTCCTTTCGTTTTTGCCAAAGTGATAAATGAGCACTTTACCCAATGTTCTTTGACGACATAGATTTGACAGAGCGGAAGCGTACCGTTCTAAAGCAACTGCCTACCACGCCGGAAACCGGATGGTTGCCGCCGAAAGAATTTCCCAACCTAAGCCAGTGTATCCTACTCGGTATTGACTCCGAAGAAAAAGAAATGGACATAGACCACGGACCCGGATGGTCACGTGGTAAGGCTAAGGTTGTAGGAGCCTCAGTAACAGGCTATTGGCGCGACGGTACAATGAAAAGCTGGTACTTTCCCAAGTACCATGAAGTAGAACCGGAGTATAATCTTGACCCGGAAAAGGTTGATGCGTTTCTCGCGGAAGTTCTTCAAATGCCCATACCGAAATTTGGGGCTAATCTCATCTATGATACTGGAAACCTTGCCGATGACGGAATTGAAGTGGCGGGAGAATTACACGATTGCCAATTCTCAGAAGCATTGCTTGACGAATCCGGCTTTGTTGACCTTGATTATCTTGGTGATAAATACCTGAAACGTGGTAAAGAATCTAACATACTGTATCAATGGTCCGCTGATGCTTATGGCGGCGAAGCTACAGGTAAGCAACGTGAAAATATATACCGCTGTTCACCCCGGCTAGTTGGACCTTATGCCGAAGTTGATTCAAGCCTACCTATTCAAATAATCAAAGCACAGTGGCGAACACTTCAAGCCGAAGGGTTAGGACACATATACCGGATGGAATGTGATCTAATCCGGTTGTGGGTAGCAATGCGACGGCAAGGTGTGAGAGTTGACGTAAAGAAAGCAGAGGAAATGTATGGACGAATCGGTCCTCAAATTAACAAACTGTACGAACGAATCTATACTGAAACAGGTGTTAGAGCGGAATCAACAACAGGCGGAGACATTCAAAAGATATTCAAAGCAATTAACGTCACCCCGCCGCAAACGGAAAAAGGGAATCCAAGCTTTGCAAAAGAATGGCTTCAAGGGTTAGATCATCCTATTGCTGATCTTGTCTTAGCTATTCGCAAGCTTGAGATACTTCATAATACCTTTCTAAAGTCTTATATCCTAGATGGAAATATAAATGGTATTATACATGGTGAATTTCACCCATTGCGCTCTGATGAAGGTGGAACAAGAGTAGGACGTTTATCTAGCTCCAATCCTAACCTACAAAACATCCCGGTACGCGAAGATGACAATCTAATTAAGTTTGATCTACCTGCTGATCTTGGTAATGAGATACGCAAAATCTTTGTTCCATTTGAAGGGCATCTATGTTGGGAAAAGGGTGACTTCAGCCAATTACAATATCGTATTTTAGCTCATATCGCGGTAGGTAAAGGAAGCGATGAACTACGAGCAGACTACAACACCAATCCTGATACTGACTACCATGATCGTGCCCATGATCTTGTACAGAAGATTGCCGGTATTGAAGTGAAACGCAAGCCCATTAAGAATTTCAATTTTGGTACTATGTTTGGAGCGGGTAAAAAGAAAGTCAAACGTATGCTAAACGTACCGCAAGCTATCGCGGATATTATCTTTAGTGCCTCACACGAAGCAGCACCATATATGAAAGCTACTATGGATATGTTAGCGGGACAGGCAGACACACTAGGTTATGTCAAAAGCTTATTAGGACGCAGATTCAGATTCAACTTGTGGGAACCTAGAGATACAAATTATGAGAATCGTGCAAAGCCATTACCGTATGAATGGGCACTTAGACAATATGGACAAATGATTAAGCGAGCTATGACACATTCTGCTATCAGTGGCACTTTACAAGGTGGCGAAGGTGACATTATGAAAACAGGAATGCTCAGAGCATGGAATGAAGGTGTCTATGCTGTTACAGGTGTTCCCACACTTACGGTACATGATGAGAACGATCATAGCGTGATTGATGATAGTCCTATTCGGAATGAAGCCCATGCTTATTTGAGACACATCATGCAAACCAGTTTGCCGTTACGTGTACCAATCAAGTTTACAGTAGGACGCGGACCTACATGGGGAGACATAGAATGATGCGACGTGAAAAAGAACTTTTGTTTCGTTCACAATTAGCCATATTACAAGGTATCAATATGATTATGGCTGATGATGTTGGAAAAGAATTTATGAGTAAAACACTTGAACTTAGACGAGGGTTGATAGATATGGTAAATGAAATTAGAAAACGCGGTGTAACACGCGATGCATAAAGAAAGCCGGGACCGTACCCGGCTTTCCATGACACAGGGGAAGGGTCGCGTTTAGGCAGCGGGAGCAGCCGGAGTATTGGCAACCACAGCAGCGGCCAGAGCATCACTCTGAGTCTTGAGACGGCCAGCAAGGTCCACGATCTTCTGTGGGCTGTCCTTAAACTGCAACAGCAAGTCGGAAAGCTGAGAGAGCAACGTCACTGCCGAACCTTCTACGGTTTCATCGGCGGTAACATCGTCAGTTAGTGTCTGTACTGCATCATCCATTGCACTCATTGAACACACTCCTAATTAGGGGTTAGTTGTTTTGGTTTGACCGCTGCTTATATCTTGTTCGCTTCAACAGCAGCCGCAAGTTTCGTACTGCTAGCAGACAACCTTTGAGCCAAGGTTTCAATCTTTGCAGGATCACCACTAAATGCTGCTATGATGACTTCTGTTAAGTGATCCACCTTGACTCCTAAACTTGTTAATTGTTTCGCGGTACCATCGTCAAGATTGTGCAAGTACACATTGATGTTGATGGTTGATGGTACAGGCGGGATACTACTAGGCTTGTCCATTTTGTCCTTCCGATTTCCAAACATTAGCATGATGACTCCTAGCCTGTCAAGTTAAACTTTGACAATCCAAATGTCGTAAATGTCGCAGATCGCCCATGTATTATCGCTACCGTGAGGATCACCAGCACACCAAATACCTATACCGATAGTAGATATATTAGTACCTGCTGGTACTGTATAAGAAATGGTAGCTCTTGTATGATTGGAGTTCCAAGTAATATCAAAGTAGCCGGTAGAAGCAATATGTACATGACCGGCAATATGTATTTCAAAACTCAAATCAATATTGATCGTTGAATCTGCATGTAAGACTAAATTAGGAAATCCAAGATATTGAACATAATCGGGTTTTTGACCATCTCCACCGCTATAAGTGCCGCTAACATCAGCAAAGGTTTCAGCTAGTGTATCGTAAGCCTGTTCAGGATTGGTTGTAAATAAATCACCTAAATCATTATAGATAGATGGTCTATAATTACCATCACCCGTACCACCGTCGCCACCACCGCCGCTTTCGTCACCACCGTTGTAAACCACAAAATTATTTTTGAAGTCATCATCATGTGGATCATAATATTCAGTAGCATAATTAACAGCCGTTAACTTATAGGTCTGTCTATTCTGTGGTACTTTCTCCATTAACAAAAATGGGATACGTTTAACTTGTAAACCTGTCCTACTATGACGAAACATTTGTAGGTTAATAAGTATTCGAGCCTTTGAACGTAATCGCATCAGAAAGTGATGCAATTTAATTGATATACGATTTGTTGATCGTACACTAAAAGATAACGGGTCCAACTTCATACAAATTTGATTGGCTAACGGATTACCATTAGGATATTCTTGACCGCATCTATTTAGATTATCACTGTCACCACCAGTATAATATACAGCCATCGCCATCGCGTAGATGTTGGTTGCCATCATTCCGGGTAGTCCATCTACAAAACCACATAGCACAGAAAAACCCATGCCAAATCCCGAAGCATTTACCAACTCCGGCGTAAGTGATACGTCGGTAAAAGCAGCCATTATGCCCCCATCGATAGGAGGATGAATATCAGACGGTTCTGTAAAGTCTTCCTTGTTGGTTGCGGGAGGATAGGTACCCGGCGGGGTGTACCACAGAACGATATTATCAAGTCCCACCGGATAGAGTGGAGCATCCGGCCCATAATCCCAAGCCCCACTTACGTTTAAGGCAAATGGAAGAAAATTTCCAGATCCTCCATTTACGAAGTCCTGCGTCGCAACAAATGTTCCATTGATGCTTACCATCAACGCCTGAATAGTCGCCCCATCAGGAATGGCAAAACCCCAATCGTGTGCATACAAGCAATCAGAGCAGTTATATAGTGGATCAACTTCTGTAAGAGTTACTGAAGCATTATTAGTTCCATCATTGCTTGCGGCATTTGTTACGTCGGTCCACGGAATAGGTGTGTATCCGTCTATAAACGTAAAACCGGCAGACACATCCTCTATCGCACCGGGACTAGACTTAATAACCTTTGACCATCCCGGTACATCAGGAAAGAAAGAATTACTAGAATCATCATCTGGTGCTGTTGTCCAATCAATGGGAAAACTCATAATTGTTTCCTAGTTATTTCCGTTGATGATACATGAAACGATGCCTTGAGCCTGTCCAGTTACAAGATCATCATTGGCAAGTTCAAGATCAAAATCATTACCGGGACGCGGCACACCAGCCGAACCATCAATAATTGGTGTAGTATGATCGGCTTTATACATACGAAACCAATTAGCACTACCACTAGCAGCAGCATTAGCATTGTCAATAGCATTTGCGGTGAGTTTCCTATCGCTAGCTGCTGGAAAAGCATCGGCAGGTAAAGGAAAAGAACAGAGCATAGTTTGACCTGTTAAAGCGTCACCACCATTCGCCGGTTGTGTTCCGTTGTAAATATCAATAAAACCCGTATCGGCATCCACGCCAATTATATCTAGCATGGCATCCATAATTGCAGTTGGTACTTTCGGATTGTACATTTTCTTCTCCTAATTGGTGTACACGATGATGTACGTTGTTTTTGCAAACGAATCATTGTCAACTACACAAGGCAGTGTAGGAGCAGTAGCTAACACTACTTTGTACTCATCAGAACCGGGAGTGATACCTATACTTTCGACTGAATCATCATAATGTTGAAGATATATTATATAAGTATAGCTACCACTAATGAAATTAACGGGTTGTGAAAGTGTAAGAATTAAACCAGCTTGAGCAACTACTTCACCATCCTGTGTATCCGGTCGCGTATTATCAGCTACAGCAATACGCTCCATACGTACACAACTAGCTGCTTCCTGTGTAGCCTCAAACTCTACAGTAGTATTTTGATATATGAGTTTCTGATACAAACGCCAACCATAAATCCATGCTTGTACATTATTACGAATACCAATACTCGTAATCTTCTGTGGGTTACGAGCACTTTGATCAGGGGGAAAGTAAAGAGTAATTGTACTATCTACATTAGGAAAGTTTAAAGCCGCCGGATCAACATAATCTAAATTGATACCATCATAATCATTTAATGATCCAAATACAACAGTTCTTGTTTCAGATTTAGGCACCTTGTTACGATGATTAAAAAGCAAGGTACTATCAGACGTTCGTTTCTCAAAAAAGAGTGAGATAAGGCTACCGCGTCTATAAGCAATACAAAAAACAGCAGCGGCAATATCAGCAGCAGTTTCCTCAAATGATTTATTAGCATCATCAAATGTATAGGAAAAATGAGTACATAGATCGGTACCAAAATAAGTTTCAATTTCTGCTATAGTCACATACATTACATCTACATCTAATTCGGCAAGTGTTCTGTTACCCACAAGTGGATCGAGAGCTAAGAAACATAGTATATCAATAGCATTACGCGATGGTGCTAAAGCTGTGCCGAAGCCAAGCCCGGTACCTAGATACTGTGGAACGTTCCTAGTCACCAGCATATTTAACTTACGCTGTTTCAAAGATAAAGCCGCCGAAGTAGCATGAGTAATACTCTGTACGGTGGTTACATTGCCAAAATCTGTTTGATCTAAAGCCGACAAACCATGAGCTTCTCGCCAGCGAATTTCATCAGAAACACTTACCCCTTCGGTCAAGATCGTGTCTGTCAGACGGATCGCCCGGATAGCTACCGCACCCGGAATTGGCAGCGGTGCCTTTAATGTTGTTCCTATCTGAGTCTTAAATACATCTGATCCGGTCAATGTTATGCTAAACATTGTTTCATCGTCTGTGGGATTACCGGCACCGTCAATAGGAGTAATACCTAATTGAATAGCAACAGATAAAGCACTTTGATTACCTTTCTTACTTACTTGAAATAATCCAGCTTCGGCTACAAAATTGCACCATATATCTGTTAATGTATTAACGGTAATATAGAATGGTCCTATCCAATCGCTACCGGGCAAATTTGGAGCTAGTAATACTTGACCGTTTACAGAATTGATTTCCTGTACATTAAATACAGGTGTAGCAATAGCTGTCCCAATCCTATATTGTGGTTGATCACCAGAATTGGGCGATGTAAATGGTTTATAAACTTCAATGCTAGATCCGTTAATATCATGTAATGGTGTCAAGTCATCACGCACATCAGAAATAGTATATTCACCACGTCCTATGCACATATAGGAATATTCAACTTCTGTGTTGTTAATAAATATATGATAAGGCACACTAAGTAAATCAGGAATTGAACGAACCCTACCCACAATATCGGGAATGCGCTCTCCAATTCTTTCCTTATTAGTTCTGTCTGATAATTGATTATTGCTTGAAGTAGCCGTATCTGATTTAACCTTGGGACGTAACAGAAAGGATAGGCCAATAGATATAGCTGCAACAGCAATAGCAACAATAATTAAGATAGTTTCAATACCTTCAGGTAAGATCACTAGATAGAAATCACCCTTGAGTGTGCCTAGCAATTCAATTGAAGCTTCATCGTGCGGAGTCACATCGCAATTATCCGCAACATAATGATGATAAATATGTGCAGTATCAGGCATCTTAGGATACCTAGCTGCTAAAAATTCACGCACATCATCACAATCATAAGTCTGCCAAGATTCGGGAGACAATACATTATCGCAAATGGTTATTTTGTTCATCGGTAGTAAGATACTTTATGATAACAACGTTGTGCTACGTCAAGCGATCTAAACTCAGCACCACTATTAGGCAAGTGCAATAATTTACCTCTTAGATAGACTCCAACATGGGGAACCATACGTGACCGCTGCATAACTACAATACACGGATTAGTAGGCTTATCTAACCTTTCTACTCCCCTGATCCCGCTTATAGTAACGCGCCTAGTCCTGAAGTCACCGATCAGCTTAGGCAAACGCTCATGTATATCTTCGCCGGTTAATTCTAGCCACACTTCGCAAGTAAAATCCCAACAGTTGTACCCTTTACGTCTAACACGATCCAGATACTTGTCAACACTTTCAATCATAAAAAGCCTTGCAAGGTTGGGAACCTATCAATGGTATAAATTTCTCCTGTTGTATTTTGATTGACTCTAGGGGCACCGGCATTAAGTACGACACCTTCTTTAGTAAAAGGCATATTAGATATAACATAACGGAAAGGACCATACAAAGGTTGTGTTAAATCATCGCTACGATATGTTCTGTAAAGCAATGTAGGCTTGATGTTGAAAGTACCATCAGCCGCAATATTGTCTAATTCATAAGGAATAATTTCACCTAAATCTCCAAGCTGTATTTCTAGTGTTTGATCAAGATCGTCGCTTACTCCTGTAGGCTTAATATTCAAAGGATAATATTCAAAATTAGCAACTAAACCTGTTTCAAGCGTAACGGTAACGCCGTCAATAGCATTACGCACAACCCTATATACCTTGCTAAAACTAGGATGAGAAATCTCAATTAGCTCTAGCTGTACTACACTTGAAGCCGAATTAAGGAAAAACTCTGAATATCTACTCATGTGATTGCACCTGGCAATACTTCCAAACTAGCTTGTACGGTATAAGATAAACCTTCTTGAGAATACAATATAAAAGTATCAGGAACAAAATATGCTTTATATGTTTCTACCGTTGATGATTCAAAGATTAAAGGAACTGTGAAAGGTAACGCACCATCAAATAAAGTAGTATGAAAGAAAGTGTATAAAGTGTTATAATCATCAGGGTCCAGAATCCATTCAACAGCAATTGTAGCTGTCGCTCCTAAATAATCGCGTCTATACCTTCCGGCACCACCATCTAATTTAATAGAGACAACTGCACCTGTAGCTATATCAGCAGTATAGTTTGGTGAGTGTGGTTGTAATGTCAAACTAGGAAGTGCCACTTAATTACTCCTACGTCTTGGTGCTTGAAAATTACGTGCTATAGCTTTTGATGGTTTAGAATTAGGATTATGAAACTCACTAGCCATGACATTAGGAGCATGTTCATGTACAGCTAGTTTAGCTTCACGCTTTGCTATGACTCGAATATGATCATCATCAACTTGTTGAACCTGAATAGCTGTTGAACCATCGTGGATTACACTAACCTTTATAGGACGGCCACCACCGCTATAAGTATTGCTGACGCTACCACCATTAACATAATGATTGACTACCCCACCAGAATTATAATGATTAACAGCCCCCATAGAACTATATAAACTTGATGCACTGCCTCCAATAATACCACCATGCTCATAATGATTAACCGCCTCAAAAGAACGGCTTAAATCAGAAATGTTATTGACACTTCCACCTTTTGCATAATGATTGTTTTTGTTATTGACTACTCCACCAGAGTTATAATAGGTACCGTTGTTAATTGATTCAAGCAATGATCTGTGGGAACTAGCAGCATTTGCTTTAACTACAAATTCTCCATTCGTGAGCATGGCTGGAATCCGGTCAACACCGGGAGTTCCCCACACTGAGCCACCTGTAGCAAGATGCATTCCACCGGCACCCGCACCGGCAATTCCCATAGCCACACCCGCAGTAGTTGTCAAAGCAATATCAGCAGCCACACCAGCCCCGCCCATCGTGGCTGTGTCAACAAGAGCCGCCGCTGGTGCCCATGCTACAGCCGTCGCCGCCGCCAAAGCTTTGCTTGCTGCCAAACCAGCAGCTTGAAGTCCTTTAGCAATTGTTTCACTAATAACCCATTGAATACCAAGTTTTACCAAACCACTAATAATTTCAGATAATCCCTGTCTAGCCACATCCTTTAATGCATCACCTAAATCTTGACCATAAGCTATAGCTCTACCTAATGAATCTGCAAAGCCACTACCTAACGTGTCAAATGCTTTACCCATTGTATCAGTAATGCCGGTAGCTAGACCTTTATAACCCGACATAATTTGAGACATAGAACCTTTTAACATATTACCAAGAGTCACTTCCCTATTCATCTGAAGATTCTGCTTTGCAATTTCAATAGTGTTTTGAGCAATAGCCGCTTTGTCCTTTACCTTCTGAGACAATAATGCAGCTTGCTTAACATATAGGTTCTGTAAGAGTCCTGCTTGTTGCTGATAAATGTTGTTAATTTCTTGATTGAGTTGCTTGTTTAATTCTAGGGTAGTAAGATACTGGCGTAGATTTGATACTTCAGAGTCAGTTAGTGTCTTACCTTTCTCTCTCAATATATTTTGAATTTTTTGAATTTCCGATGCGACGGCCAATGCCGTGCCGTACTTGCCCAATAGATCAATCTCATTTTGAAGCGAATGCGTATATTCCGCCAGCGGGTTTGTTGCATCGGCATAAATCTTACCCCCTAGTCGAATATGTTCAATAAACTTCTGTACTGAAATGTCACCATTAGCAAATAATGTTACATTTGCTGCTTGCGCGGCACGATAGTTCAATAAAGGTCCGGCACTATCCTCATATAATTTGTTTAGTTCACCCTGATAACGTCCTGCTTCAACCGAAGTTTGGATACTGTCTTTAATTGCAGCTAACTTAGCTTTTTCATCGGCTAGTTGCTGTGGGGATAATGATGCCTTGTTCTTGCTTAGTTCCAATAAAATCTTTTCATAATCTGATTCGATCTTGAGAGCATTATTATATAGACCAATATTACTCACTTCATCTCTATAGTGTTCGCTAGCAGCAGCAAGAATAGTATTGCGCTGAGTAATCAATTCATTGTTCTTTTGAATACCACCTACACCTGTTGCTTCTTCCGCTTTATCAATCTTAGGAAGATTTTCAGTTGGATATTTTGTCTGTGTCTTAAATTGTTCTAACTGTTGATATTGATGTTGCTGCTGCTGTATAGGAGTTAAACCGGCTTTAATATCTATATTTTTCGTCTTAGTTAATTCAGCATTAAACGCAGCCATTTCTTTTGCGGCTGCTTTAATCTCATCCTTCATTCCGGCTAAAGGTTCACTTTGAAAATCACCTTTTATGTGAACAGCAGTTATATCTGCCTCATGTTGTATTTCCTGAATAGCATTTGTTGCTGTAGTAAACTGTGCTGTTAATTTTTCAACTTCCCCCTTATCATTTACAAGCTTAACCTTAACATCATCTATAGGTTGTTCAAAACCTGTCGAACCATAAGCAGCACCGGGAAGTGTAACTGTAGATGTTAATATATCTTCATAAGTCTTACGCAATCCTTCTAATTCCCCTTTAGCTTTTTTTATTGCATCAAGTTTTAACTGATCATCTTTTGTTTTCTGTTGTGCAAGTGCAAGTCCTTGAAGTCCTTTTTCATTATTCTGCGCTACAGCTTCCGCTAAATCTTTTTCATATTGAATACGCTTAATAGCATAAGCAACATTTTGAATTTGAATCTCTTGTTCGGATGTAAGATCACCTACAAGTAATTTAGCCGCTGTTGCATTAAAATCTCCTGAAGGTTTAATCTTTAACGTTTGTTCACCAGATTTAATATTTGCAAGATTTGCTTCTCGTTCTTGCGAAGTCAAATCTTTATAAGCTTGAACTATTTTTTGCACTTTATCATACATCATATCCAAGATACCAATAAGAGCTATAGCACCAATAACAGGAAAAGCAGCTTTGATAATTGAACCTAACCCGGCATAACTAACGAGTAACCTAGCAACCGCTCTATTACTACCAAGTGTTCTTCCTTCTAATACTGATAAGGTAGAAGCAGCCATAAGATTAGCACCGCCCATACTTTGAGTACCAGCAGAGGCAACAGCCGTTTGCTTACCTAAATTGGCTGTGGCTGTTGATCCATTATTAGCCGCTGTTGCCAATTGTTGAAGGGTAAGAATAGCAGCCGATGCAGCTATATTAAGATTGCGGTAAGAAGTAGCTAATTTATCTACACCGGATGAAGCAGAAAATGCAGCTTGCCCCATCCGAGTAGTTGTTGTTGCAAGTTGTTGACTAGAAGCACTGATTTGTTGAAGTGTAGTTTTAAGCCCGGTTAAACCTGATCCGCTTACCTGATCTATAGCCGTTTGTAAACCACGAAGCCCTGTAGTTGATACTCTAGCAGCAGAACCAATCTCCTGAATCTTTACAGCAATTTTGCCGTCAACACTATCGGTAATGTTAATTGCTACATTATGTGTCGCCATTTAAATTACCAACTTTGCATTGCCCACAACTATTTCAGCTAGAAGCATGGCACGTTCAACAAAACCGCCCGGTTCCTGTTTTGATGTTCCTGTGTTCAATACATCTATATAAGGAAGATTGTTAACAATCCAAATAGATTGACCCGGTTGCTTTGCTTCAAGAGCTAATCTGATTGCTTCTGTCGCCTGTCCTACATTTGCAAAGAAAGTTATAAGCGGATCAACAGCATGTGTCCACGGAGGTCTCCATCTACCTTTAGGACTAGGAGCAAAAGCTAGTTGAATGTCAGACGCGGGAGTATCAAGTGTAACGATCCAACCCGACATTGCATCACCAACATCAACCGGAGTAACTTCAACAAGATCATTAGCTATCCTGTCTGCTACGTCACGAGCAATATTACTGGCAATAATAGGTATATCATTTTCAAGTTGATCCATACTAGCCGCTAGTTGCATAAGCGTTTCACTTTTCATTCTTTTTCTCTAATCGCTCAAGATGTGCTCTATCCATTGCTTGAATAATATAAACTAAATCATCTGTTTCCTGATCATCTAGCTCTGTAGCTCTTGCATAATTAACAATAGCACTCCAAGGAATACGAGTAAGGCTAAATCCGTGTGTCCGCTCCGAATCAAGATCAAAGAAAGCATCTAAATAAAACTGCAAACCTAGATTCAGTTTAGGAGCATTGGCGATACGTTCTGGAATCGGATTACCAAATCGTACCGCCTGTTTTATGATGCTCTGCTCTGCCTTACCCATGTCTAATGTATAGAGCAGAACATCAATTAGTTTTTTGCGGCAACGTCCAATGAATCATCACGAAACAATGTCGCTGCCTGTGCCTGTTCACGAAGGTCCGCAAATAGTTCCGGCAGACCCTTGCCAAGCAATAAGTGTGCATTGGTTCGGTTTAATACAATGTCTGTTCCGACCGGAAGCGGACAATTATCAATAGCCTTTTCCAGTTGAACATGCTCCCAACCAAGCAGCACCGTATCTACAAATGCCTCTAATACAATGGCATCAGCCAGTTCATCACCTAACTGATTTGCATCAATCAAACGTTGAACTGGCTTAGTTAGCCGGGTAATCTCAGTAAGGTACCGCTTGTTGGCACGTCCCATGCGAGCAAGTATAAATGTGGGAACAGTACCATCAGGATTCGGAGCATAAGACACCCGGACCCCTTCAATTTGTTTCTTGTCATCCATCTGAAACATTCTCTGAAGTGACATAATCTTGTCCTTTCGAGTTAAGTATGAAGCACCGCTTCACACGTTGTTAGACTACGATTAGCACTTACCTTTGTGTGCTGGCATACTCTTTGCAACAGGGGGCATTGGTGTTTTGTTGTTGCTACGCCCGGATGGGAATTTCTTGGTGGTGTGATTGGATGAACCTTTGGGTTTTGCCAATTGATTGTTCCTTTCTTATTCTTGATGACCTTTAGGATGAGAACTATAACGTGACCACTCTTTACGTATTGCTCTTAAATCAGTGGAAGTATCAACGGCCCCTGAATCAATCTTTGACTCGATACGATCAAGCCGTAGCGTAAGTTCTTTTTCTTTTAAATCAAATTCCACACGTGATACTTGAATTGATTCAAGAACAACAATACGCCTAGTATTTTCGCGCATCATTTCTTGTGCAATAGCATAATTATAAATCCATCCACCAGCTAATACAAGTATAGCAATAACGTTTGTTACTGTTAGAGAAATACGTGAAATAGGTAATGGCTTTCCATTAGTTTCTGGCATCTAACTATTCCCGTTTTTAAGATAGTGCCGGGACCATTACAGCCCCGGCACCTAGTCACCGCTGACTAACTTAGACCGGCATTGCAATGGTAGGAAGGTATTCAAAGAAATTGATCAGACAGGTATAACCCGCCACATTCTTTGCAGCCGTTTGTGTTAGAGATACACTGATCGGCTTATCCTTCTCTACCTTGTTAGCACCGTCACCAAGCGAAAGCAGCGGAATATCAAGTACGATTCCCGCATGTTCCTTCGCCAAAATAGTAGTGAGACATACATCGTAATTGTGACGAATAGCGTCAATGGCCGCGACACTGGTAAAGTAAGCTGTGCCCGTAGCTGACACAGCAAACAAACCAGCATTGACTTCAAAAGCTCCCATTACAGCTAGAGCCTTATCAGGCGTGATGTTGTTATTGATCACGAATTTGGCATCGCTGAAATAACCAAACAATGCAGTAGGATTCATTGTACCGGGAGCAACAACAGCGAGATACATCGCTACAATATCAAGCGATGTGTTGAATGCCGATTCACCAGCAGCAGAAACACGTGTTCCTATTTTTAATCCGACAGTACCGCTGCGTGATTCCACATCCAAACCAACAAAGGTCAAGTCAACTTCAACCTTAGATGCTTCTTTCATGTTAATGGTTAGTTCACCGGGAACAGAACCAATAACATATTCACTTTGCGTACCGGAACCATCATTGCCCAATGACCTTTCGACGTTATAGGACCGCCGTTTTATATTGGTAGGATCAGCAGCATTCTGAATCACCTTACCAAAGAAGATGCGGATTGTTTTGGTTGCTCCGTCATCTGCCACAAAGGTTGACATACATAGATCAAACGTGAGTACCTTCGCGGCAATACTCTGAATACGAGCAAAGCCCTTATCAGCAGTCGTTGCAAACTGATTAGCTGCATCATCACCGCCGATAAAAATCCACTCGCCAACATGCAAGCCCATTGTAAGAAAACTAGCAACAGTAGTAGCTAGGTTCAATTGCCCTGCTACGATAGTTGCAACCAAGTCACCAGCAGCAAATTCAAAGCCCACTGCTTCAATCTTTGCTGTTGCCGGGGGAGCAGCTTCAACTGTAAATGTTTTATCGCTTGTGAATACCGTAGCACTGTCAACGGTACACTTAGCTAATCCATTGTTGCCCACAACTCCACAACCTTTAGCTACAACCAAGTGCCCGACCTGAAACACGTCAAGGCCAGCAGCCGCAGTAAAGGTATGCGCCGTAATACCTGTAATAACTACCTGTGCCGTATTGAACGGCAAGGTATCAGGCTTTTCATAGGCATCAGCAAAGAAATAACCCTGCAAAAGCCGCTGCAAATTGTGCTGAGTAAGATCAACTTGGAAGTTTGCCTTAGCTTCCAAATCGGTTACTACACCCTTGTTCTGTTGCCGGGTGTTGTTAATGGGAGTGCGGGCAACCATTGTGTAGGACGCTCCCAAATCAGCATAAGTATTTGGCTCAAGCCCATACCATATAGGCGTTACGGGCAGAGTCTTTAGCGACGTTTCTTCAGCAACCGAAAGACCTGTTTGATTGCTTTCAATAGCAAGCGGTGTACTCATGGGACCGTCCTTTATTCAAGAGTATCGAAAATGCAGGTTATTACTACGTTAACTGGATAGTTGTCGGATTCAGGCGGCAATTCAACAACCTTTTGATTGCGAAACCAAATATCATCATCTTGTTTACAAAAAGCCGATTTAACAGCTTCGGCTAACTTAATTCCTTTGGGTAATGTATCACCCTGTCCTTTTGGACAAAACAACTGTAGAAAGAATATAGCAGTAGTTGTGTATTTACGCTTACCTTCAAAGTTCTGATTAACCGCCGATTGACTACGATCAACCACTGTGAGGCTAGTCCTAGCCCAATACTTTGAATTATCGGGTTTAGGTTCAATAACTCCCGGCCACCTAACATCAGGCACATAACCAACAATAGGAGCAGACGCAGTAACCCATACAGTATTAGCTATACCAAAAATATGATCACGTGCGTCTGAGTAATCAAGCATCAGGTTCTAATTTCTTTGCTTCGGCAATTGCATTTTCTTTGTCCCACTCGCCTAGCCAATACTCACAATCCTGAATGGCACCCTGTTGGGCATTCAAGTTTGCTTTCAACATAGCTAGGCGAGCTACGATTTGTTCACGTGTGATCATTGTTAGGATGCAGCACTATTGCATGGAATGTAATAAGCAGTTCCGTTGATCTTGATCTTCAGACTCTTATCCCATCCACTGCTCTTAGCCGTAGCAATGATCCAATTACCCGCTCCATGCCCGCCGCCTTCATCAGACAAATCGAACAAGTAGTTAGAATTGGTATCAATGCGAAGTGCTGCATTGATCTTGGCGGCAGTAGTGTTATAAACCACTACACCATCAATAGCAGCAGCAGTTACGGTACCGGCTGTGGCACCACAATCGGCAAAAACACAAGCAATAGGAGCCGTCACACCTAAAGATGCTGACAAATCCAACTGCCCAACCAAAGCCGCTGATACTTCAGCTGTGCCACTATGAATGCCCTTGTTGATCAACTTGCCTTGAACACCATACAAATAACTGGCACCGGCAATTGTTGAATCAGCACCAATCGTTGTAGCACCGCGAACAGCAGCAAGTGATCCTGCAACCGTAACAGTACCAACATAATCAATGCTCAATTCAACATCAACAAGTCTCAATGTAGGTTGAGCGGCCAACATCAGCGAATTACTGATATTGATTACACCTTGTTCAATCAACAAGGCTACATCAGCTTGGCTATCAGCAATGATGTGAATACCGGATACTTCATCGTGACGGGTAAAAGTACCCGGTTCAATTGTTCCTGCTAATTTTTGCGAATATTTTGCGCTTTTAACTGCCATTTGAAAATCTCCTTTAAGTTTTAAACTCAATCGAATACAAAATTGCTGTGCCACCCGGATTCAATACAGTTATAGAATCAATGGTTAATGTTTTACCATTACGTGTAACTGAATCGCTTATCTCCGGTACAAAATCTGATGTTGCGGCCATCAAACCCCGTTCACCACCAGCCGGTATATCTGTCCCTTTTAGAAATGCAAATAATGCCTTGATTCCTGTTTGTGGTATTAAAAATACAATAGTTACATCATAATTATTAGGAGCACTACCACTTGAATGCCAAGGTTGATCACTTTGGCTAATAACTGGCTTACTCCATATTGCATCATCACCATACTTATCAATCAATCGTGTTGCTGTAGCTACACTTCGATCATAGTTATAAGTACTCACACCCGGACCACCTTTAAGCCTAGTGGACTACGATTCCATAATAGAAACTGCAATAGACTATCTACAGCGGGCATAATAGGTAAACCAGTTATGCTAATCCTTTCAGAATATTGTGTTTCAATAACGTCAATCTTTTCTCTTAAAACAAAACCACCAGTAGAAGCCGGGTCCGTTGTGGGGAACAAGTTAACACCATTATTCTGTTCAATACACAACTGAGATTCAGCATCTTTCAACTTTTGTGGGATTACATCATCAGGAAGGGGAACACACTGATCTTGCATAACCCATTTACGCGGCCACGATAATGACTGAGTTATATGTGCTGGTTTACCCACAAACAATTCAGCATAAGATTCAAGATAATCAGTGGCCTTAATAGCAAATGCAATTATAATAGCATCATCGGATGAGAGAGCTACACCACGATCAGCGGCATAGCTCCGTATCTCATCCAAATCGCAGTAAGAATTAGCGTCCGATTTTCCGGTACCATCTTCAACGACTAGGGCCACAGTGGGACGCTCCTATTTAGTGCCGGGATACACAGGAACAGTCGTTCCCGCTGTTGGCTTGCCCTGAGACGAAGGATCGGCACCCGGAGCACCCTTAGCCGCTGCTTTTGCCTGTGCGCTCAAATCGGTGCCTGTGGTGCCCTTGGGTACCTTTTGACCGTCAACTGTCACTTGATCGTTTGCCATGCGTTTCTGTACAGCCTCATTGTTGGTGTTCTTGTTTTCAGGGATCGGCGGGATCAAATTGTTGTTGTCTTTGGGCAATGTCACCTTAACGGATTTATCGCCCTGTTGTTTCATCGCTGCATCAACTTCTTTGGAATGCTGAAGCAAAGTCATGTGATCAACTGGTTCTGACATTTGAAATCTCCTAAGTAGTTTTTGAAAGAAGGGTCACACAAGTGACCCTTCAGTTTGGCAACAGGCACCGCAAGCTAACTACCCGTTGGTATAGAGAAACGCAATAGGAACATTCTTACGTTCCACTACACGCGTCCAATTGTCCGCACGTGCCATTTCAGCATTGGTGGGCGAAATTCCGGCAACAGTATTTGAATCGAACTTGTGACCGAAAGGATGGATGATCCATGACTTACGTTCCCAAATTTGTTCAACACCGGCACCGTTGCCCTGTGCTTCCCAACGCTGAGTAGCAACGGGAACTAACGGAGAACCTTCAGCATAGCCGATTGCACCAACACCAAACAACATTGTAACAAATTTGTATCCGTCAGTGGTACCGGCAATCACAGGCATTCCATCATCAACGATCACACGCTTTCCAAGGAAATACGGTTGCATCTGCGCTTCTAATGGAACGTTAGGATCAACGATGGAAGGACGAACAAATTCAACATCATCATTGTCAACCATGCGTTTGTAAACAACGGAGTGAACAGCAATAGCAGCCACTTCGCCAAAGTGATCTCCAAGCGTGAAGATTGCCCCGGTGAAATTGGAACGAGTGAACAAATTGGCATCAGTAACACCTGTTTTAGTTTCGAGTGCCACATTGTTAACCATGTCACCGTCATCGGAAGCAAGGTTATTAGCCAAGATTCCATTGCAAGCGGCAATTAACCGTCGTTGCCACTGTTTTGTCCAGTAGCTACCAAAACGATTACGAATCCGCTGCATTGGATTAGAACCGGCAAGTTCCGCCACAAGATCAGGCGAAGAATAGCCTTGGTTCAAAAAGGCAATACGAGTAACCATCTTCGACGCCGTTACCTTGTTAGGCACAGCAACATCGGTAACAAGATCGGTAGAGTAGTTAGGCTCAACAGAGGCATCCAAGTCAAGCCAGAAGGGAAGAACGGCAATATCACCGCCGTTACCAAAAGCGGCTGACAAAGCGGGATTGCTCACCGCAACGCCAGATTCAAAGAAAGCAGTTAATTCGGGAGAATCCACCGCAGTGTAAGACATATACACTTCAGGGATAACTACATCAGTGAGTAGGACGGCACCCATTTGTGACCTCTTTCGGTAATTGGAATGTCAAACCAAATGTTCAAACCACTTACATCCTCCGAAGTGCTGCTTGTGCTTCTTCGGATTGACGTTTGAACTCTGCTGGATCGGCTTTGAATAACGCTATACGTTCTGCATCGCCTAACTCAGCAAACTTCTTGGTTGCAGAACCGGCACCGCCGCGTCCTGCTCCATTACCACCAGAGGCACCGCCGCCAGAGGCATTACTGACCACGATAATACTCTTGAATTTGGGATTGTCAACAAATTCTTTTCCCAAATCTTCAAGTGATAACGCCGATGGTTTACCGTCCTTATCCAACACGCGAGTAATTGGATCGGCATCACCATTAAACTCAGCTTGCAAACGCCCGATAAGATGCGGTAGCAAAATTTCAGGAGCACTACTAATTTCTGAAGCAAGCTTAGTTGCCTTTTCAGATACAAGTACCTTCTGAATAAAATCATCTTTCTTTTTGATGATCTTATCCTTATCGGCTACCATTGTATCAAATTTCCCTTTCCACGATGCCTCAATAGCTACTACGTCACCGGCTTTGTGAGCAGAAGTGTTGTCAATAGCCTCAAGCTTGTTCTTAACAGTGGTTAATTCTGTACGCATCGTGGTTAATTCGGTTTGCAAACGAGCATTCGCCCGCGACAATTCCTCACCACCATCAAGATTGATAATGAAATCGTCACCTTCAGCGACATAAAGCTTTTTCATTTCATCAGATAACGCATCAAAAGTAGCTTTGTTAATCTTTCGCTTCAACATACTCACTCTCCTAAAATGAATTTGATCTTTTGCTGAAATTGCTCAAGTGTTAAAGGCTTGGGAGTATAGATTGACACAAAATCACCAGCGGTCAAATCTCCACTCCTAAGCCTTATTGCTTTTGATTCTCCAAGCACATCATTCTGAAATGTTGTTGATTGATTCTTTATCCAACTATAATATGATTTAGGTACGGCAAAACCTTCATCATTCGGTACTGGAACTGGTTTACAAGCGCATCTATAATGTGCCGGTGGTAATGGTCCTTTACCATAAACATAAATAGTTCCATTTCTTTCTGTACATAACACACAACTATTTTCTAACATAGCAGACCACATATAATGATCAAAATAAACACTAGCTAATCCTGCTTCTATCATTGAATTAGCATGTTGAATAATAGTATCAACCATAGCTGCATTCTGCGTATATAGCCTAGCAAATAATCCACCACGATATGTATTAGCATCACCAACAATCTGTTTAATTGTTTCGGCAATGGTCCAGTTATTAGCATAACCACGATTGATTAACAATAATACTGCATTAGCTGCTTGAAATGTATAGGCGTTAATATAATCAGAAAGTAAAAAACCATTCGCCGGAATCGGTTCATCTTTTATAGCTGCCCACAGTTTGGCTTGATCAGTTGACGAAACAACTTTACCTATCGCGGTTGCTTGTTTGGGCTGTTGATAATCAGATTTCAGAATGAAACCACCACCGGACCCTGCTGATTGATACTGATCCTGTAATACCGGCGGGAGCATATCATACTCAGCATTTGTTTTGGCTATCTTCAATTGCCGACCGGCTTCACCTACCGTTTTACCCGTACCAGCTTTGAACATAGTCATAAACATACTTGAATCTACTGCGATAAATGCTTTAAGAAAATCAAGCAAATCTTTGGTATAATAGCTATAGAATTGAATTTGCTCACGATTCAACTTATAAATGTAATCGCGCAGTTGAGCGCGACTAAATTGATCCATCGTTACATATTGATGCTCATATAAATATTTGCGTAATGACTCATAGATCGAATTAAGTACAGCCTTATAATTACGAGCAAAGTTAGACTTAACACCTTCCAAATAGACCTGATGTCTAAACAGCATATTGAATAAGTAAAGCTGTTCTACGGTCAGTTCTTTATCAAAGATTTGTGCCATTTATGCGGTAGCCGCTACCCCCGGTTCTTTCTTCTTAGGTATAGGTCCGGGTGCGTCTATATTGGCATGTAGATTAGGATCGGCGGTAGCATTTGGATTAGGAGCACCAAGCCCCATATCAGCTTGTTCCTTCTGAATAAGCTTTAATGCTACATCATCGGCCAAGGTAGCATAGCCACCTTTACGCAATACTTCTCGCATTTCAGGAAATGCAATTCCGCCTTGAATCCACGTTTGCACTACCTGTTGAATATCAGCAGGAGTCATATTAGTTAAATCAAAATCAGTATTCAATGAAAACTTAATAGCAGAAACAGTACCCTTAATAACAAATTTTGCTGCTGTCCCTAATGCCCATTCAAAAGCAACAGATACATTCTTAGCTACATTAGCCAAGGTGGAACTCTCGGACGTTGTTTCGACAATCGTTTCGACGGCTGTGCGGGCTGTTAATTGCTTCTGTACCAACTTTGCCCCAAGTGCAACCATCTGATCCTCTTTGTGTTTCATCCCTTCACCGGGCATAGTGTTGGTATTTGCCTGAAGTAAGGTAGCTGTTCCACCTTGAGGCAATGGAATAGAGGCACGTGAACCTAACGTAACTGATCCCTTCAGAACGTTAGTCACCCAATCTTTTGTTAAACCTGATAATACCGGAGTAGGTTGACCGGCAATAAATGACGCTTCTTCATGGTCCGCCGAATTGCGATAATGAGCAATGTTCAAACTAGCTAGATCATAAAGCGGTGGTTTATTTGGTGCAATACCGTTGTTATCTGATCCAATAAAATGAAAGGGAATTTCTTTCAGTGGTTTACCATCGGCATCTGTGGGCACAAACCATTCAGACAATGTATGTCCCTCTTGACCTTCTTCTTCTCTGTATATCTCAACAGTATAAGAACCTTCATTATCTTGATCCAAAGACAGAACACGATATTGTTCATTAGGTATAGGTTCAAAATCTTCATCACCTTCCTCTGCTAATGTTTCACGCAAAACTAGAAATGATAAAACTCGTTTTGCACCACGTTGCATAGTACGCCAGTTAATAATATCCCAAGGATAAAAGACAGTAAGTGTAGGACGAATATCTCCATCTTGAACATCTGCCGCTGTAACAGGACCGCTAGTTACAGGATAATCAACCAATATACCTAAACGGCCATAGCTTAAATCTTCCTTAACAGCTAATTTAGCCAATTGAATCAAACTCAATCCTGTTCCGTTTGAATCATTCTTTAACGAATCAAGTTCTTTTGGTAGTTCCATAACAGGATCACGTAAAAATACTTGTCCGGTCATCCCACCTAAAGTACGGGCCGTTACGTTATAAAAAACTGCTCGCATAACATAGGCACGATACCTCTCTAAATTTGCTGGTGATTTATCATCAGCATTTGGTTGTGGCAAATACTTTAGAGCACGACTAAGTATTAAATTAGCAGAAGAATCCAAACCTGTAATTCCCCCGCCGTTACCGAACTCGGCACCACGACCACCACTAGGAATCATACCTTTAATAGCCGGTTCACCTTCAATCACGTCACGAATAAGAAAGTAAAGAGGCAATAATACATTTACCTCTTGACGTGTGTACTTCACACTGCCCTTGCGCACCTTACGATTTGAAACAGCATTTGCTTGCACTGGTGCCGTTTTCTTTTTAGCCATTACAAGACTCCCTTCAATTCACGGTACGACAGGGTATATTAGTTGCATATCTATTGTTACCTTTAAGTATTCTAAAACGCCACATATCCCAAGGATGATCTTCAGCTTCAGTATCTACATCATCTTCCTTCTCAGGATCACGTGGTAATACAGGAATAATTTGAATAGAAGCGATGCAATTATTCATAACATAAATAGCCGGACCTTCATGTGTTATCGCCGCTCTCAACCGTTCACGCGCCAATTCAAAACCAATCTTACGTGATCCCGGCGATTTATCACTTTCGGTCCAATAGATACCTTCATCTTGCATCTTCTTTTCAATGGTATCATTATCTTCATCAGTTACGTTACGAATCTGATTATCAGCCGGACCAGCACTAGGCAATTCGGGAATCCAACTATCTGAATATAACTTAATTTCCCGTTGCTTTATTTCTTTTGCAATAGCCGATGATCCTAAGCGTAAACCACGATTCGTACTCATCTGACGAGTACCATACCATTCAGCAATTTGAATCAACGATCCGGCGGCAGGGGCAAATCTAACTGTTTCCTTACCCACCTTAATTTCAACTTCCTCACCATTTGCTTCAGCCCACCATCCCACTGAAAACGGTTGCGAACTGCCCCAATCAAATGATCTATCCACATACCAACCTTCCGGTATTTGGAAACGTGGAATAATGTGTACTGACCCTTTCCATAAATCATCAAATGCTCCCCCTGAAATTACGTCCCAATCGCCAGTAGTCCATGCTCGTTTAAGTGCCGGATCATTTGTATCATACAATCCAGCTATATAAATAGGATCAAGATATATATTTTCTTTATATGATCCAAAAATAGCTACCTGTGTTCTAGTTACTTCTACATCTTCTTTTGTTTTAGGATCAAATACAATAGATTTTGTCTTAACTACTTGTCCGTAAGGTGCCGGATCAATAAACTTCGCTTTAACGCAAGCATGACCCGGACCAATACTGTTACAAGTTGAAAAAATTTCCAATGGTATAGGTGGTACATACTGATGCTTACCATCTACAATAGGTCCATCTTTTTCCCACTGAAATGATGAACGGCAACAACTAATCATCATATTATAGAAAAGTAAATGCGGATATTTGGTTAACTCGTTCCAACCTTGATATGGATATTCCTGTCCATGATACTTATCATAATCTGTTTTCTTATCAAATACACGAAACAATAATTCTTCACCTGTGGGCCATACCCATTTATAAGATGACAAAGCTTCAAGAAATTCACCACCATCCATAAATTTACTGAATAAACGTTTAGACTTATTAACAAGATCATCAAGATGCTTATATTCACGATCAAATATAACGCCACGCCAATACATACCATAACCAATACCAACACGTCGCCTAAACTTCATCAACTGACACTCCGTTTTGCCCGGTCCACGTGTGCCAGTGAATAGCAACTCATTACAACGAGAATCAATAGCTAATTCTTGCGACGTACCCGGAATAGGTGCCCACACTACATCAGGTTCAATTGGTTTGGGCTTGTATCTCTCGGTTAGCATCTTCCACCAATCTAGCCTGTTGTTTAATAGCCTTTGATTCCCATTCATCGTCAGTACCATGATCCTTAACAACCATGACATGACTTTGAACACCTACATTAACATTGACCCCCGTTTGTGGCTTTTCAATATTACCCATAATTTCAGCATATAGTCTGTGTGCTTTCAAACGCACTTCAACGTCAAGCTTTTCATCCTGAGCAATTGCATAAATATCTTTAGCCTGATCTTCCTTTGAAATTAAGAATGCTTTAGGACCAAGATCATCAAGTAGCCTAAGCTTCTCTGAAGCAACAAATGTATCATGTGCCCATTCACCGGCAACGCGCATAGCCGTAGCTACATCATTTGGAAACACGATCAGCGCAGCCTTAAACTCGTTAGGCTCACGCAACAATTCCTCTGCGAATCGTGTCTTTAATTCGGCTTGTTCTACTTCAGCCATTTAACAGGGTCCAGCACCCATAGTGGCGAGGGTGCAGGTCTTCGACGCAACGGCAGCAGGTTTAAACCCTGCGACCAACGTAGCCGCGCCATAGGCTGCGGGCACTGGAAAAGTCCACGTCAGATTTACGGGGGCAGTGTTAGCGTCAACCAGCACGGCCACCGCCCCCCCGAAATAAACTCCCGAAGAATAAGGAAAGCTGTCCAACACAGAGAATCCAGAATCCACCGTCACGGACCCGGCGTTGTAAAGCCCTCCCACCAGAGAAATAAGCAACTCATTTGGGGCCGCAGGGGTGAGCGAGCCGGGAGAGATTGTAGTTGGGGAACTAGCACCGAAACCACTGATGGAATCGAAGGCGGTGGCATCTGGAGGCGTCCCAGTGAAGGCGAGGAAAAATCCCCCATTGTAAGACCCGGCGAATGTTGCCGTTTGGGCTGTGCCCGTCGAGGGAGGCCCGTATGCTTGGTACAAACAGGCATGAAGACTACCTCCGGAGTAGCAAGCCCCGCCCACCAACCGCCATGTATTAGATGGAGTGGACGAGACCGTGCAGTTCACGCCGTAGGAGTAGCACGCGGCAAATTCAATTGAAGCCCCGATGGTGTTTATTCCCGGAGTCGTGCAGCCACCGTCGGCGGCACATTTCGCGTGCGCCGGAGTGCCGTTGTTTACGATTGCAATCTGCCCCATCGCCGTCGTGCACGCAAAGGCGAAGCCGAGTAGAAGGAAGCAGAGGCGCCCCCGCTTAATAAGCGACATAACTCAACCCCCCTGAAATTTGATTTGCTGCTGATACTAACAAACAAAGATTATCAGCATTTGTACCTTCCGCACCAATGGCATAACCACCATTACCAAGAACGATACCGCCATTAGCAGCAAAATTCCAACCTGTAGCAGCCGTTGAACCACCCATACCACCTACACCGGCGATTCCTGTAGCACATACTGTACCTGTGCCTTCTACAATGGCGACATTAGTAGATGCTGCTGCAATCAAATGAATGCTACATATATAAATTTTCTTGGCACTCGTTCCGCTAATTAACTGCGTATTAGCTGTAAGACTAATTGATATAAATGTTTTGGCACTGGTTTGACAAGGATCAGCAACAATACTTGTTCCGCCAATTTGCGCTTGATTAACACTTTGATTAGCAGGTAAAGCAGCGGGTGATTGTGCTTTAGCACTAATTGCTTTAAGAATAGAAACAATAGAAATAGCAGTAGTATCTGTGTGTGTATCTGCTGCATCAGCCTTTGTACCAAGTGTAACATTGTCACCATCAGCTTGTGAAATAGGTTGCTTAGTCTGCCAGAAGGTTCCGCTCACAGGTTGAACACTTTGCCAAAATGTACCCGTAATAGCAAGCGTAGCATTTTGAATAGATACTTTTAAGAAACCGCTGCCGTCAAGAGCACTAGGAAGTTGAATAGAAGATATGGGCTGTGTTGCTTGCCAGAATGTACCTGTAACTCCTACTATACCTTGTTCATGCGTCTTTAAGAAACCACTACCGTCTAAAGCAGTAGGTAATTGTAAAGATGAAATAGGTTGTGTGGCTTGATAAAAAGTACCAGAAACCGGCTGAGTAGCTTGATAAAATGTTCCACTAACAGGCTGTATCGATTGCCAAAATGTACCTGTCACGGCAACTGAATTGAATATGTTTACCCACAATCTACCGGATGAATCACCGTACATTGCGCGATGATGGGCACCATCCCAAATACCACCTAAAACTGGATTAGCCTCTGTAGCACTACCATCAACCTGTGTACCTTGTACAAGAGGATCAGCAAATACAGCCGGGATGCCCGGACCTTGACCAATCGGAATTTTGCCAAGATCACCTTCAGGAAGGTTGCCAGCGGGTAATAGAGCATTTATATCAAGCGGTGCATAACCCGACGCAGCACCTTTATGTGCTACATTTTCAGGAGTAAAACCTAATGAAGCTTGCACTCCATTCAAAAAGTTGAACGGAATCAAGTTCGTAGTATTATACACTGATCCCCATGAATTAGGATACTGATAGTTGACAATACCCGACACCACACCCCCCGGCCATGTCATGCCACTACCAGTAGAACATCCCGCACCTTGACAATGATCAACAATAAGATTACCCACAGCAAGATCGCTAACAGAATAACCAAGCGGCAAATTTGTACTGTTAGGAACGAAGTTATCAAAATTGCAAGTGCCCGAAGTACACCATGAATTGTTTGCTTGAGGCTGTACATTCGTATATGAACCAAGCGCGGAAGGCTGAGAAAGCTTACTACCCACAAGCGTAGCGGCAGGTTTCCATATAATTGTATAACCAATATTAGCAGGAGCGGTTAGAGCAGTATCAACCAACTTACAACCTGTGGCAACGGCACCATGACTAATAGCGCAAGTGACAGGGACATAACTCATTTGTCCACCGCCGCCTACCTTGCCATTGATAGGTTGCCCAAATTGGTTGGTTGGCTGAAAAGAAATAGTACCGTTCAAAGTGCCTGTATTGCCGTTAGCATCTTGAAATTTAGTACCTGTAAATGTGACAGTTTGAGCAGATACAAATGAAGCAACCAACATGAATAGAAAAAAAGCACTACGTTTCATTATGAATCTCCATACAGCCCAAAGGGAAGATATTTCACTTCCCTTGACAGTTTCCGCAAAACGAAATGCGACTAGAACACACCGTAAGTAACGTAAGCCTGTGCCGCTGTAGGAGCAGTGGACAGAAGCAAACACACCGCTGTACCAGCAGGAGCAACCGGACCTATATCAGAAGCCCACTGAGGCGACCATGAATCTGTGACGCTGATAGTACCGGCCCATTGGGTAGTCAAACTAGCCTGTCCAGTAGCACAGTTAGTTCCTGTACCAGTAACAAGCCCAAACGAAGCAGGAGCGGAACCGGGTTGTTTAACCCGAATCTCCAAACTGCAAATGTGAATGGAAGGGGAACGGGGGTTAACTACACGTGATCCGTTAACGTAAATGTAATTTACACCCTGAGTAGGAATCGGGATCATTTCAAGTGCGCCGGATGAAGTATCCGAAGCCACGATAGCATGAAGTGAACACGCGCTAATGGGACTCTTTTGAGCACATGCGAAAGATGCCGCCAAAAGCAAGGTAATGAGTAGGGTAAACCGGAAAGTTTTCATGCGCCGATTCTACATCACTTGTCAAGCTATAGGCACAAAATAAATCTGCCCCTATTACTGGTGCTCCAAATGAGAAGTCAAAAAAGCCCCCTCGCAGGGGCTTTTTGAGTTATAATTGCGACATGGGAAAATGGATTCATAGATTATCTGATATTGATCGGGCGAATCGCCGTGGTGTGTGCGCCGTTTGCGGACCAGTTCCACTGAAACCTTGCCGCAAAGGTTTCACGTGCAAAGTAGCATGGTGTAAGCAACAAAAAAACAAAACATCTATTGGTTTTGGGTTTCACACTGGCGTATGCGAAATATGTGGTAAGCCATCAAATAAACTCGTTAAAGATCATAGCCATAAAAACGGTAAAATACGCGGGTGGTTATGCCATTCTTGCAACCTTGTAGTTGGTTGGTTTGAAAAAGAATACTCCGATAAACTTATAAAGTATCTGAAAAACTACGAATAGAAAAGCCCCCAATAAAAATGGGGGCTTTTGATTCAGAAACATTACTAGAGGCAGATTCACTAAAGCTTGTTGATGGTTTACTCAGTGCGCCAAATACGAGCACCAGCGGGTTGCGCCGGGGTAGTATCAGTAGCAGCAACAGCGGCCACCGGACGCACCTTGAATTTGCGGCTGAAGGTATAGACAGGAACCTCACGACCTTTCTTGTTGGTTCGCGTCTGCCCAACCACCTTCGTAGCAAATCGCAATGCAGCACTAAAAAGAGTGCTCCCAAGTGCCTTTGCCGGATCGGGCCGCTTCTCCGTTGCCGGAACAAAGAATGAATCACCCACTTCCATCTGTGAGAAGGGATACGTTTCACCTTTCATTCCACCGCGTTTGGTTGCCGGAATGCCAATTCCCTTTTCCAAGCTGAATTTGCTAGTACTCACACTCGGAATGGCACCGGCTTGCGGAACGGCATTCGGCGGAACTACAGGGGGAACGGGACCACCAGTAGCACCAGCAGCCGGACCATCAATAGCAGCGATGCCAGCAGCCGTTGCGCTGATGAACACGTTACCTGAAGGGTCTTTCAATTGTTCGTTGATTGTGATGAAGGTAGGTTCGGCTTTGAGAACCTTCTGTGCATCGGCCAGCGGTGCATATCCGCCACCAGCCGGACCCTTGGTTGAATTGACAATGAACGTGAACAAAGCAATCGCGTTCGTCTTAAACTTGTTCTTTCCAACGTCTTTCAAGCTTGCAAACATATTGTTATCTCCTGTTGTCAAACGGTGAATTTGTTACAGCAAGAGAATTATTTCACAATCATGTTTGCTTGTCAAGCTCTTTTTCACTTTTCTTTTGACCGGCTAAAATCGTCGCCAAATTCATTACCGCCTTGGACCCGCACAAAGGGCATGATTCGTTACGCGACACAACAATCATCCGGCAATCCTCACAAAGACTCGCTTGAGAAATAGCGATTGCATCAATATTGATCCGGGGATCACGGCAATCTGTCATATAATGCTTCTGTTATAAATGCGTTGATAAGCATATTGCCAAGCAAGATTTTCTTCAAAAGACGTTGCCCCTAATTCAGTGCCATTGGCAATAATAGTAAATTGTGGGGTGCTATATGTATGTGGACCTGTTGCAACAAATTTACGGCAAACAGCATTCGGATACTTAGCAAGTACCTCAGATTTAATATCTATAGGTGTCATTAGTTAGACTCTCCAAATATTGAATGATGATATGCGATGCATCAATCCAACCAATACAGCAACTATTTTGCCCGTTCGAGGTACAAAATTGCCGCTTGCAAATTTGGGATAGAATCCCGAAAATGACCAAGCCCAACGTTGCAAAGGTGACAAAGTACACCACGCACTCTATTCTCTTTATGATCCATATGTGTTCGCTTTCCAAGATCAAGAGCATCCCCACAAATTGCACAAAGACCATGTTGCGCTTCAATCAAGGCGGAGGATGTTTGCCCGTAGCGCCATAATTCAATTCTCGCTTTTATTTCCGGCTTGTGCATATCGACGATACTTTTTCATGTAGGCTAGTTGCTTCTTTTCGTGGCAACGCACCTTTTCCCGTTCCGTTTCACATTCTTTACAGTTACCAGTAGAAAAGCGTTGAGAGTTAATATGCCCGTTAATACAGGCTTTGTCTGGTAGGGGTACATTAGAATCTATTTCAATCATTTCCACTCCAAATATGATACTAGCATTTTTGCCGTATTCTCCCACCCTATACAAACACAAGCAGCATATCCTTGTACTTGCAACGCAGCAATCCACTGTTTTTGCATATTACTTACTACACCTTTAAGTGTCTTTAACTCAACAAATATGCCATGATACTTACCACGTGATACAGGAAGAAATATGTCGGGTACTCCCGCTTTAACCCCTTGTGCTTTTAACTTAGCTGCTACTATCTTGTTGCGTAATCCGCCATTCGGTATAGCAAACATCCATTGCAATTCAGGATATTGATTACGTACTTCAAGTGTAGCACTCCAACAAAAGAGTGCAACTTGCTCACTTTCCTCTGTACCGGCTTGAGCGAGTGATTCAGGAGTAGGACCGGGCATCAGTGCAACCGACCTTCCTTTTTCAATGCTTCAATCGCCATCTTTGCAAAGAACTCTTGTATTTCTTCGCTAGTAAACTGCTTATTAAATAAAGCCATAGATTTAACGCTGCATGAATTAGCTAAGAACAAAAATGCGTAGGTCATAATATTGAATTTATCAACCATAGATAGTTCTAGTGACTTACGTTTAGCATACTCTATACGTTCCTTATGAAATGGTACATAGCCATCACTTGAAACAATACCTTGTGGCAAACAAGAATGATCTGCCCTAGCATTACATAAAGGACAAGGTATAGAAAATATCATATCTTGACTAGGTTCTAATGTATCTAAACCTACATCTGAACGTTCTGCTATATTCATTTTATTTTCTTCTTTCTATGTTTGTGTCTCCGTTTATGACACCAACGACATAATGGTATAACTTTAAGCGGATATTTATAATTTGGATGATGATACTCGCAAGGACTCCAACCACAATCAGCACAAACTAGATAATACGGCGGTTTAAGTTTGTTCTGTCTAATTGCTCTATAAACACAATTATGTGCAGCATGAGCAATTAAATTCTTTGTAGCAATATTACTTTCCTTCCCACACTGGTGCTTGAGCAAGATTACCGGACCTATAAATTTGCAAACGTCCATCTGGCAACTTAATAGATTTCAAGCCCCAATCATTTACAGCATTGAAATCAGACATAGCTACACGAATATTACGTTGCAATCGTTCATCAACAGGAACGAAAATAGAATCTCCTACCTTCATTTGAGCAAAGGGGTACTTACTTCTTTTGAAACGTGTCGGTAATGGTGCTTTTACTATCTCGAATGGCACTGTTTTACTTTCTTATCTGCTATTCTTGTAGCTTCAGCTATGCGCCGAAGTTCGCACAAAGCCCCACCCCATGTTTCACGCGATGGTTTACGAATCTTCGGCGCAAATGGTTTACGTGCCATTTCTTTCCGTTGACGGCTTCAAGATTGTCATATCCAGTGGATAAAAACCACCACGTTTGCTGGAACTGACAAAAATAGCTCCTGATTTGTCCGAAACGTATAAATTATAGTTCAATGCTCCGGTAGATTTATCTACCCATTGACCAATAACCATAAGATCGGCAACAAGTTTCTTAGGAACAGCGGTAGCATGTGGCTTCAGGCCATCATCAGTAAGTACAGGCATAACACGTCCTTTCATGTTTGTTTGCTCATTTGTTATTGAATTTAGTTCAAAATACCGTCAATAGCCAGACCACCTGGATTGCTCGGGTCCGGTGTCGCTTGTAATTTGAAGTTTGTCGCGCCAGCAACGGAGCAGTCCCATGAGTAACGCCACTGCCCCGCTGCGCAAGTAATTGGCGCCCACGTCGCCCCGCCGTCTGCGCTCGTCCAGAATGACGCGTTGATCCCGTCGGAGATGCTTACTTGCGCGTCAATGTAGCCTCCGCGCGGTATCACCTGTTGAAAGGTGTAACTGCCGTCGGGATTTGGCTTGCATTCCGTATAAGGCGCACAACCCGCACCAAACCCGACCGGTGGCGGCGGAGGGGGCGGCGGCGGTGGCGGTGGCGGCGGAGGGGGCGGCGGCGGTGGCGGTGGCGGCGGAGGGGGCGGCGGTGGCGGCGGCGGCGGCGGCGGTACACCACCACTACAATTCAACGTTTGAGTCAAAGTACAATTGGAAGGAGTGATGCAAACAAGACTACCTTTGCCTGTGCAGGGTAGTGTCGTTCCGTTTTGAGCTACGGTTGACACCGTAACGTTCGTAGTTTTGTTCATTGTTTGGCTTGCTGTTTGGCTTGAGACATTGACGGCGGATAACATGACCACTACGTACAAACTTAGTAACAGCACTTGAAAGCACTTCGCGTAATTCAATTGATTCTTCATAGCTGAAATATCCTCTCACAATTGCGCCAAAGTCCAGACGCAATTCTCCGGTTAGTTCTAGTTCCGAACTGGTTAATTGACGTTTCATGCCGATGCAAATCTGTCTCTGTTCCCACAATCCAGACAGATATACAAACGGTGTTTTGAACACCAAACTTCGCGGCGATGTACACGCTTGGGATTGTCCACTGTAGGATTGCTGGTACAAAAAGCGGACCCTAATAGACGAACAAAACAACGGCAACGAGTCTTACCAGCAAGCCGGGTATGCTTACCACCGCGTTTGTCTGCTTGATCAGCGACAATTGCTTCAGCCTGTTGCTTTGCCAATGATGTGCGTAACGTTTGAAGGTTTGTGGGTTGCTTCTTTGAAAACAGCCCGGTAATAGCAGAAATAATACTACGAATCTTGCTCATAATTTTACTCACTGATTCTCTCCATTATTTCTTCAACAACTTCAAATGCGTTAGCATCTAACCAAGCCCAAAGCTCTTTCTTTTGTACATCAGATAATTGCAGTAGGTAATGTTCAAACCATTCAGGCATCTTTCTTTACCTCAAGCGAAGTGCTGTTATCATCATCTTCCAATAAAGTCATAACACCGTCAACAAACTTCTTAAAACTGTCCCATGCCGTTCGATTTGTAGCTCTGTTATAAAGACGTTTGATAGATACGGCATGAAGATGTTTAGTTTCAATGGTGATAATAACTTTATCCATTTGAATCCTTCTTTAAAGGGTACGGTATTTCAGCCGTACCCCGTTTACTGATCACATACATCCTCTCAAATAGCCGTGATCAAGCTTTGATAGGAACCGGGACCGGGGGAGCAGCTGGTATCGGCGGTGCCTTTGTCGGGTCCGCAGTGAAAGCTACGCCAGCTTTGTTACGATGAAACAATGAAACAAACAACGGAAGTACCAGCTTTGCCAACATTGCCGCTGCTTGAGCCATTGCTCCCATTTCAGGATCGGCCATTTGAATACCGACAACAGTAGCATCCATTGAATCGGAAATTGCTGCGACGGTATCCTTGTGGGAAAGATCGGTTTGAACAGCAGTGATTTCAGCAGTGGCGAGAGGCATGTACTTGTTGAAATAGATCAGGAAGTTGTTATGTTGAGTCTGTTGCAACGTATTCAAATTCAGCGCCATTAAACACCTTCTTTCAGGATTGGTTCAATTCAAAACTTAGAGCGACGATCCTACTTAGACTAAAGAAGGGTTGCTACCCATCATCTCGGAGGCTGTCTGTTTTCGGTACGTCGCTCTAACTCAAAGCTTGTTCAATTAAGAAACTGTTGAATTTCATCAGCAACAGCGGTTGAGATATATTGCTGATATATTCCATCATCCTCAACAAACGACAGACACGCACAGAGTACGTTATTCAACAGTTGCTTAAAAGAACAAACCCAACGCCGGACCTATCGGGGGAAATCACCATCTGGCCGATTGGCAACACCCGCTCCAAGGTCCGGCGCACCACACAGGGGGATTACACACACATGCAAAGCCGTCCAATCTGCAAATGCAACGGCTTCATTCATAGCAATACGCCCATCCGACAAAGTTTGTCAAGGATTATTTTCAGAAAAAATTTAGAAGGGAATTAAGAAAAGTACCAACCACAAATACGGAGCCACACTAATAACAGATTCAAGTAAATCGCGGGCCATAATAATGATTCAATTCGACGTTTCATTTATTATGCACCTACAATCAAAGTGTCGCGGCGGTGGTGGATACCAAGAGCAAACCTTTCCATTTCTGCAAAGCCATAATGCCATCAACCATTGTATGATGTGTTTCATTTATTATGCACCTGTTCTAACATATAACTTGGTTTACTGATCATACGATAGTATGGCGGATTGTTTAGTTCGCCATAGCTCTTAGTTCCGGTAGGTTCAATTACAAAACCATGTTGACGTATCAAACTCCAAGGATTAACAAAGAAGTAATCCCCACAGATACGAATCACATCATTACGAGTGAGCGGACCTGCTTCAAATGCTTCAACTAAAAGGTCCGGCCAATTAACTCTCTTCCAAATCATGATGATCCTTTCTTCTGAATAGAGAAATGAAATACCCTGTCTGGTGTCACGTTAAAATAAAGCATATCTTTACCTGTATCATCAACTTCTTTCACAGGTATGTCAACGTGTCCGCCTAATCGTTTAAGAAATACGATAAGCAACTGCTCTTTCAAACAATCAATTAAATCAGCATGTACCGATTGACCACCAGACATTTCACGAACTAGATCAGTACCCTTAGCCATTATGTTTGCTCCTGTGTTCAAGCCTATACTCCTGTCTGATCACGGCTGTCAAGTAGAAAATAAATAAGGCTTGAATCAGTTTGGTGTATATGCTTGAATCAGGCTTGATACTTTGTCTGCTCTCGGACCCTAAAAATGGCTAGAAAAAAATCCAGAAAAATTACCGCAGGTTATTCTTTGGCTAAGAATGGACCGGCTTATTTATACTGTTATAATATAGCTGTATAATATAGTGTTTGCTCACGGTTCAATTAACATTTCAAAAATAAAAAACTTGTACGGGGATGGGGGCGCGGCGAGTCTGCCATTTCTATGGGGTGTGCCGGGGGTACACTGCCTAATTCTACGCTTATTCATACTATACATAATACACATTATCAGACATTACATGCTAACATGCTTTATTATGTGCTATTTAAGCTAATATGATTTGTTGAGTAACATGGTAACAGGTAATTTCGCCATTTAGTAATCTATGACATACTACAAAGGTGGTGCTTTCTATACAGCCCACACTGTGGCGTCTGACCTATGTCCTTTAGTATGTATTATATATATAATAATATATATATAATATATATAGATAATCAAGAGAGCAAACACTATAAATAACCTGCGGGATTGAAACGGAGTAACTTTGAGGCAATTTCATTCCCTTTCTATATATCCCCCTGTTATACAATATACAGGCATATACATATGATTCTAAACGACTTATACGTTATATTTTCAATATACAACAAAATCTCCGCAAATTATTGCTCAAAAACAGTGTTAACTCGTTTGTTATCTATCATATAAAATATGGCACTGATGTGCAAGACAAAGCGAACATAAGGCGAATAAAAGTGAATATAAAGCGAAGGGTAGCTAAGTACTTTTGTTATCTATCATATATCTTGCTAATAACATAAGTCTATTGTTATCATATACTTAACTTTCAATAGCATGTAACTGCTTTATTATGTATCATATAAAAGATAGCACGATAGTTGCATAAAGTTATATAATACAAAGTAATGCACTTACATGCCTGATCGCCTGCTGATCATGCCTGATCATGATCTGATCGCCTAACACTGCCTGCATAATGGTGCGATTACCTGTGGGAATGAATGTAATAATTACATTATTGTAAAGAAGTGTAAAGTAGTACGATTTTACTTGACATTAACTAGAAGGGTGCTAGACTAGCGCCATGAGTGAGACCTATCAGAGTCACGTTAAACGATGGATGGATGATGAGGGTCTATCACTGCGCGAACCGCGAAAGAGACCGGAACACGTCTATTTGCGCTTTGGCAAGTTTTCCAAACGCGAGCGGTCTCTAAATCATGCAACACACGAATATGAACGTGGGGTCTCAGTCTATCGCGCCACGTTAGATAATGGTATTGTTTCACTCATTAACGACCCTGCATTGTTTTGGACGGTCGCTGAATCAATCGAAGCATTGCACGGTCGCATGATCTTCCCTGTCACTGGCAAGGAACAATATAGCTTAGGGTCCGACGGTGAACCCGTATTAACCGCAATTCGTTTGTTGCCCTATGCTATTGACTATAATTCGATACCGAAAGCACTGAAAGGAAATTGAATCATGCCAACAAACAAGTATCCCGGATGGATCGCTGGCGCAATCGTTTGGATCGCTGGCACTCTGCTAGTCACCTATTTTGTTATGTCGCATTCTGACGTAACGTGGATTCAAACTTGTATCACTAACGCTGTGGGACACTAACAGCCCCGACAATCTAATGTGACCACTACATAATAGTGGTAGAAATGGATTGGAATAAAATGAAACAAGGTACAAAAGTAATGACAAACAAACAATGGAACAAACGCACAGAAGTAATTAAACGGCGCTATGCAAAGCGTATCCTTGCCAAACTAACAGCTATTCAAACGCTGTTACGTGCCGAAGGTCACATAACAGACGAACCGGCCGAGTCTTGCGACGATTACCGTTGGTCACTGTTAGTTGACGCGGACAAAAAAATGCAGAACGGAATTGATATCACAATTCAGATATGCGAATCACCTGAATATGATGGTACATTTGCCGGTATTACATTCCGGCTTGACATTGTAGAATTTGGCGGACGCATCTTGGGCGAATTTTCACCATACAATTGGACAGAGCAAGTATGGGTTTCGATCACAGACAGAGAAGCAATTGAAACAAGATTCCGTCTGTTAGAAGATGCCAACATTTCCACGATTCCAGACTTGATTGCTAACCCATAGCACGACATTAACCGCATCATGCCAGTGCGGTTATTGATTTGCTATTTCAGATTGGAGGATATATGCACAGAGAATTGAGAGTAGCTGGTTACAAGCGTTACATTAACAACATGGGAACTGTATCACATGCTACCATGCTCGCGGAAGATTTGATTCCCGCATTCATTGATTGCCTGAAAGATCAAAAGCCTAACCATCATCGCAAGCTGATTCGAGAAATTGAATCACGTATGTATGCCGATAATTGTCCTACGTGTGGGCAATGGCACGATCCAGAATTTGACGGTGATTGCAGGGAAGATTCTGAGCGGTACGCCAGTTACTTCGATTCGGAATCTGCTCAGTATGATCTAAACGAAAGTCTATTCGACGCACTAAACGAATATTGCCCGCCGTATTTTTACTTTGGTTCGCATCCGGGCGATGGTTCTGACTATGGCTTTTGGTTAGATGAGAATTGGGAAGATTCATCCGATGGAATCAAGGTATCTGATAGCAGTGAAATTCCCAAAGGTTACACTGGCGAAGTAGCTATCGTATCAGATCACGGTAATGTCTCATTGTACCGCTGCTCGCGTGGTAAGCTGTATCTAATCTGGGCGATAGTCTGAATGCAGCATTAACAGCATTGACTATTCGATGCTGTTATTGAAGTATTCAAACACGAAAGAGGGAATACCATGAGCATGAGCAAGAAAGATTTTATCGCACTAGCAGACGCGATTAAGGAACATAATCGAGTCTATGGTGCTCCCGGTCCTGCCGAGCAAGATGTAGCATTGTTTGACTCGGAGCACTTGCATACACTGGCAACGTTTTGTCGGCAACAGAATGGTAATTTTATGCGTGATCGCTGGCTAGGTTATATCGCTGGCACGTGCGGACAGAACGGAGGGAGCAAGTGAACAAACCGAATGGACGTTACCCGAGCGAAGGAAATATAGGCGAACGTGGAAAGCCTATACCGATGTATGTTGCATCTGGTGAGTGGCGCTCGCCACGAAGAGGCGAATTTTACTTGAGCGGTTCAATCATTGCAGCATATCGCGCCTGTAATGATCTAACAACTAACTATTGGATTGCTATTCTTGAATCAGAATGCAGGGAGCTAGCAAGCTGGTTTCTCGAATGGCGCATGGTATCAGGAGCAATCGAAACCGTGACAGGTATCCCCATTGCTCGAATGGAACGGGAAACAGGCAATGGAACGTTGCCGGTGGAACGAGACGAAAATTGCAGGCGAATTGTTACACTGCATAATCAGGCCATCGGTATCAAGAGCTAGTTAGTCCGCCCGTATATCAGGGATTGAGACATCAGCCATCTAAGGTAACACTTAGGTGGCTATTTTATTTGGCACTAAAGTATTAAAATTGATTTGTATGGCCCTAGCATGGCCCACAGTAAACGCAAGTATCAAACTGACACAATACCATTACCGCCGTCCCGTTCGTTCGCTGTGGCTCA